ATTTTATCACGAGAAAATTCAATATCCTTTTCAGTATCGTTAACTATTTCACTTTTGCTAACTTCTGATTTAGGTTTTTCTATTATATTGAGATTTTTTTCGAGTTCATTAAGTATTTCATTTTTTCGCATAATATTTTTTCTAATCTTTAAATCCGTCAGTAGTAATTACTATTTGAGAACTGCTGCCGTTCCAAGTAATGTCAGTAGTCACATCGTCTCGTTCAAAAAATGTTTCGCTACCTATAGTTCCTCCAGTTATAGTTGGTGCACCAGTAAATAAAACATCTGAGCCAACTGTTTCAAACCTAGCAGACCCTACTGCTATAGCTGTAACAGTAGTTGGAAATGTTGTTCCGGTTATTCCATCATACGCCAAAGTAACTCCACCTATCGTAATTTTTGCAGTACCACTACCAGTGTGCTTCATAACGAGTGTCGCTGATGCTATATCTGGGTGGTCAAATCCAAATGTTGTTGTTATGGTATCTGTCTCATCAAGAGGTGGTGAATCATTTGCACCAACTGCAACTCTTACGTTTTCTTCACCATCTGCACTCACGAATTTAAATGTCAAAGCAGTATTATCTGCTAATGTTTGAACTTCACTTAAAGTTATTGATGTAGCACTAGCAGCTGTAACTTTAGGAGATCCAGAAATTCCTGTTCCAAATACTCGCATTCCAACCTTTGGTAAACCGTTTAAGTTGTCAATGTTAAATGTAAAAGTATTACTACCTGCACCATTTATTTTTGCTGTGGGTTGGTCTGTATCAGTATAAAAGAATGTATCAACCGTGCGTATAATATCTTGTTCGGTTGTGCCACCTGCAAATCTTACTTTCATAGTAAAATCAAGAGTGTATGTTAATGTTCTTCTTGTTTCAAAATCTCCTTCATAATCATCTGAAAAAGATGTACTATTTAAAATAATTGGTACATCAGTCACAGTACCACTACCTTCTAAGTTTTTAATTGCAATCGTATATTCAGGTGTAAATGTTGGAAGGATTTGTTCAAATATCTGTAATGCATCATCTTGATTAGTTGCAAAAATATTTAATTGCATTCCAATAGTATATGGAACACTTTGATAAAGTGTGTTTACTTTAGTTGTACTTGGAGAAATTGCAGTATTTCGTTTATTAAATTTACTCAATTTAGATGCTGCGTCAAAGTCTATTGAAGTAATTTCAAAACTCATACGTGGCATTTTTATTGCAATAGTTCTATCTCCTGCTGCCTCTGTATCAGCTTGAATACGCGCTAAAAACTTCTTACGAGGTCCATACGCAATAGGAACTTTTTCTTCAGTTGAATTTTTACGAACTATTTTTATATTATTAAAAATAGTACCAAAGACCGCAACTGATTTGCGTACAACTTGATTATAAAAATATTTTCCGTTTAACATATTATGTAGTTACATCTGGCATGCCAAATGGATTGGTTAATGTGAAGTCAATAAAACTATTACCGGTTGTTTCAAAATCAACGTTTTCTGCGTATGGATCGTTATCATCAATAGTATTAAACGCATCAACTGAACTCACTGCGTATGATACACTAGGTGAATTAAGTTTACTTCTAATATTACCAATGCCTCCTGCAGTCGCTGCAATGCGCGTATTAGTATTGTCGTCAGCACGTTGATTAGCAACATCAATTGCAGTACAATTACTTCCAGTTCTACAAACTTTAGCAACTTCTGCAGTCACTGTAACGTCAGGACTAGGAGTAACATTTGTTTGAACAACTTCTTCTCCTATTTCAAATTCACCAGCTCCACTTCCTAAATTTATTTTAGTTCTAATAGCGTATTGTGTTTCGAAATCATCAATTTCTGCAACACCAGTATCAATTGCTTGATTATCATATGAAAACGTTTCGCAAGATAATTTGAAAGTCGGTAAGTTTTGTAATTGATAAAAAGGTGCTTCATCTTCAACAAAGTTAATTTCGAATAAACCTTTTACCATAGGGAAATAAATTAAATCACCTTCTTGTGGACGAGCTTCGACAGGATCTTGAAATCTGCCAACCAACTCTTCCCATCTTCGAGTGGCCATAATTAAATTTACCTGATCTCGTATTTCAACACCAAATTTAGAAAGTAAGTCACCATCACCACCAAAGCCATCTGTATTTTCGACATACATTTCACATTGAAATGCATCTCCAAATTCAGCTAAAGCATCTTCATTAAATATTCCGTCAGTGTTAACTATTTTACGAGGAATATAATAAACATCATGACCATATATCTTAAGAGCCTCTATGGTAATATCTTCATAAAGTCTTTTTTCTAATGTTTCACCGAGACTAAAATATGTGTTACGTGGCATATCATCCAATAAAATCTAAAGGAGGCATTTCGTGTTGCAACCTTACTTGTTCTTCGAGCTTTTCAATATCTTGAACAGCGTCATCATAAATTTGTCGACCATTTAAAGTTACACCTCCAGGAAGTTGCATTCCTTCAAACTTAATTAAATTCAATCCCCACTGACGTTTAAACAATGCGGTCGTATATTTCTTTAAAAACATATCGTCATATACATCTGTAAAATCTGTAGGATTAATCGTTGCGTAACCATCAAACACAACATATTTTCCAACACCTAAATCTTTTAGTGTGTCCGAATGAAAATTTACTCGATTTTTATGTCGGCTAAATTCAATCATTTCATAAACACCATTAATGTTTCTATCTAATAACGATAAGTATTGTTTAGTTAATTCATAATTTACGATTCCACCAAAAGAACCGTTTAAATCAAATACATCATTTAAATGCACTTGATAATCTACAGAAAATAAAGAAGTTCCAGCATTCTGATTGTCTATATTAAAAACGTTATTAATCGAAATCATACGACTACTAGAAGCTATTTCGATATAACCATTGTCAATATCTGTTTGTGTTATTTGATGTTTAAGTAGTGTGCGTACTACAGAATCGCCATGAAATTCTTGATAAAATTGTATAGCTTCATCTAAACGATCTTCTAATTGATCGTCATCTACGTTAATTTCAATTACTGGAGCTCCTAAATTTCTTAAGCAATAATCGATTAAAGTTTGTCTACTATTTGGTTTAGCCATTTGTTTCTATTTATATCCTTAAATCTATTTATACAATCCTTATATACTAAATCTTCCTCTCAAATGATTGAAATTCTGAGATATTTCTTCATAAGATAAAAATTTGTCGTAAGCATGAAAAGCATATATTTTCATATCAGAATCTTGTGTACCAGCGCCTTTAGGTGCTCCTATTTTTAAAGGGTCTACACTATTTCCCATTCCATCAACACTAGATTTTGTGTGGTCAGCTTTTTTTACACCATTGATGTATATTCTACTTCTACCTGTGGTGCTATGTTGAATAACTAAATTATATTTTTGATTGGCTACAATAGAACTACTCGGTGCCGAAACCCAATGCATAGTATCACCATCATATACCAAAAACGAAATAGTTGCTGTATTTCCTGCACCTTCGTCTACAAGATTTGTATTACTAGAAACAGCAGCATCATACCAACACAAAATAGGTTTATTAGTCGCGTGAGTACCTTTACTAAATATATCGTGGTCACCAGAAATAGAAGTAAACTCAAACCATATACTAAAAGTAAAATCTCGAGGAGCATTAAACGGTTCAATATCACCAAACGTAATAAATTCTACAGAAGCACCTGCGTCTTTATCTATTTCCCAATTTTTAGGAGATGGAGAATCATTAAACGAACCAGATAAAGTGGCGTTATGATTTCCCTGTAAATCGGTTATAGTAGTACCACCTAAAGTTTCTGCAAACGACATAGCTTGAGCATGTGCAGTTACAAACGAATTACCCGCAGTCCAATTAGAATTTGTATCAATTGACCAAAAACCCGTAGCCTCATCTGGACTTGGACTTAAAAAAGAATTAAGCGCAGTATCACCAGTTGCTTTAGCATATTGTTGTAACGCGCCAAATTGCCATCTGCTTGCTGAATCATTAAAATAAAAATATCCTTTGTTATCAGTACTTAAATCTGTATTGGTGTTATTATACCAAACATCATTAGTAGAATCATATTCGTATGTTCCGTTATAATTAGCATTAGTAGCACCAGTAACATCAACTGATACTACACTTAAACTGTATGAAGCTGCATTTTCTGCATCAATATGAATGACTAAATTTTCAGAAACTAGAGACGGAGTACTAGTATCAAATGTAGCAAACACATTATAGAAATGAACAGCACCGCTAGGGGTTCCAGTTCTAGAATCTGGTAAATTTGAATGATTTTCTAAAAACCCTAAACTAAGTATAGCTAATCTACTCGTATTACCAGATCTCAGATCCTCGCCATATATAGTGCGAGAAACTTTTTTAAATTCATGATAATCTTCTGCATCTTCGTATTTATGGTCACTAATATCTGCGAAATCATTCCACCTATTAATACCTCTCGTACCAAAACCATCTGAACCAGTGTCTAATGTTGGACCAGACCATTGACAGTGACCTTGCGAAAAAGTCGATTTACCAGAAACAACACCACACACTGATCCTTCTCTTATAATCGTGGAACTAGCGTCTGCAGCTTTACGAAAAATAATAGTATTTACTCTATTAAAACACTCATCAGAGGCATTATAAGCTGGAAGAATCGCTGTAATACAACCCATATTTTTGTCGTCAAGCATATCATTTTTTGGTATTCTAACATATGCACCAAAAGTCATACTCTTAGCATCATCAGGCACTGTCACCTGACACATATATTG